AACGTCCAGAGCGCCCAATCGGGCCACGGTTTCACGCGCTGCCTTTCAGGGTGGGGGCCATGTCAGTACAGATTCTCACTGAACAGCCGCCCTTCATCGCCACCACAGCGCCGAAGGATTTGTCCAGCGGTTAGCGCGACCATCCACGCTTCCTCGCGGGTCAGGAAAACTCCACGCTGGTCAACAAAACCCTGCTCCCATCCGTCTTTGCTGGTGCCACGGCAGATCGAATCCCAGTGGCGTGGGCCGCAGATGATCGTGTCTCGACGGCGTAACGCCGCACAGACGATGCGACGGTCAATCATGGCTCTGCCCTGCGTCACGGTAGCGATCCACTAAATCGTCAAACTGATGGACGCCCATCAGCGCCTCGTTGTACAACGCGGAAAACTTCCTCGGGTTGAGTGTGCGGATGTACTCGTACCGGGCGTTTCCGATTGCTGTTACTTCCACGGAAGCGGCGTAAAGCGGAACCAGCGCAAGACCTCGTCGCGCAGCCAACTCCGCTGCTTGTGGCCTGTGCATCGTGGGATCAGAATGAATCCGGCCCATCCTCGGATCATCGTAAGCAACGCACCACGCCGTTGCAGATGGGGCCGCGTCAAGTTTGCGGATAAAGTCCAAAATCAAACTGTCTTCGCCAGCAATCTCAACCGAATCGTTGAGTTTAGAAAGAAGCCATTCGCGCAGATCGTTCATTTCTTGCTCTTCTTCAACACCTTGGGCGACCAGGTGTACACCTCGGGTAGCGGCTCTTTTAACCGCTCCACGCGATTAACCGGGTGACCGACCCACCGGGTTCCTAACCATTCGATGGCCGCTGCTAGCTTTTCACTTTGCGTCATTTAACCGTACCTCCAGTTCGATGAGTTTGTCCAAATAGTGCCGCGCCTTCCGCAGATCCTCGACGCCGCCCTTGGCCTTGTGCCGGGCAACGTACTTGATGACGTTGCCGGCGAAGTAGCACAGTCCCCACGCGTGGATCGCGTCCCACGGCTGGATGTCGAGCGCCTTGTAGTGGGCGCCGCCTACTTGAGTGTGGTTGGCGTCAGGCACGGCGCGCTCCGTTCAGCAGTTCGACCCGCTCGCGGGACACACGCAGGACGTTGTACCGCTGGTGCAGGCGCTTCAGCACCACCACCCGGCGCCCGGTAACCTGCTCTTCGTTCAGCATTTGCAACACCTCTTCCTCGGTTTTCGTAGCAAGGATATGGTTGAGATCACGCCAGGTTAATTTTTTCAATTTTCTTCCCCAGTTCGGTAATGTTCTTCAGCACCCGATCCAGCCCCCGCCGGGCGGCGTTGAACTGCCGCATACGGATAATCAACTCGGACTCAGCGGCCTTCAGCTTGGCCTTCAGTGTGTCGATACGCTTCATTTCAACGCCTCCATTGCCAGTTCAGATAAGGATTTTTTATCATGCAGCGTCGCCCACACCTTCTCGTCCACCGTCGCGTTCGCCATTAGGACGTAGCACCACACGTCATGCCGCTGGCCGCTGCGGTGCAGCCGCCCGACGGTCTGCTCGTAGAGTTCCAGCGACCACGGCAGGGACAGGAACACAATCCGGCTGCCGCCGTACTGGAGGTTCAGGCCGTGGCCGGCGGACTTGGGGTGTACCAGCAGCAGTTCGATGCGGCCCGCGTTCCAGCGTTCGATGGCGTCCGGCTCGTCCAAAGTGCAAGCGCGAGGGTAGCGGCGCTGCAACTCGGCCAACTCGGCCCGGTACTGGTAGACGACGATCGTGTTGGCGCGCTGCCCCTCGGCCAGCAGGTCATCCAGCAGGTCGAACTTGGCCGTGTCGTGCCAAACCACCTGGCCCTCGGCGTACACGAACCCGGAGGCCATCTGTTGCAGCTTGCCCGTCACCACGGCCGCGCTGGTGGCGACCGCAGCGGCCGTCGGGAACTGCACCATGAAGTCCCGCTTCATGGCCTCGTAGGCGGTGCGGTCGCCCAAGTCGCAGCGCATCTTGACGGTGTGCAGCGGCGGCAGCGTGTCGGCGTACTCGCCCGGCTCCAGCACAAACGTGGCGGCGTGGATGCGATCCATGACCTTCTCAATCGACCCCGGCAGCGGTTCGTACTCCCCGAAGTCCCGGTTGACGCAATAAAAGTACTGTTGCTGGAACGCGCCTTTGCTGCGCCCCAGCAACGACTGATCGACGATCTTGCACTGGCCGAACACGTCCTCCAGCCCGTTGCTGGTAAACGACCCGGTCAGCCCCCAGCGGATCTGGATGTGTTCAATCAGCTTCGCCAACGCCTTGAACCTGGCGCCGGTGGGGTTCTTCAGCCGGGTCAGTTCGTCGAACACCACCGCGTCGAACCCCCGCAGCCCCGGCAGGGTCTGCACGTTGTCGTAGTTGGTCACCACCACGTCGGTGTCCGAGTGGATGGCGGCCTCACGCTGGCGCGGTGTGCCCACGGCCACGGCCAGCCGCAGGTCTGGCGCCCACAACTTGGCCTCGGTCGGCCAAACGCTGACGGCCACGCGCTTGGGGGCCAGCACCAGAAAGCGTTTTGCCACGCCGGCGGCCAACATGTCGCGCATGGCGGAGAGCGTTAAGGCTGTCTTCCCCGCGCCAACGGGTGCTAGGATCATCGCCCGGTCGCGCCCGTACAGGAAGTCGGCGGCGTCGTCTTGGTAGGGTCTCAGTTCCATTGTGCAACCATTGCGTCGGCAATACCTTGATACGTTGCGCTGCGTAATTTCCAACGGTCAGCACTCGGGCCTAGTTTGTTCTGGCCGGAAGGCGTCTGATTGGCGCGGCGCGTCTTGTTGTCGCCCGGCAGCTTGTCGGTAGGCACCAACGGCGGCAGGTTCTTCAGCCACAAGCACGTCTTTTTGCTGGCGTCATGTCCAAACCACCACGGCTGAATGATCTGATCCGGCTTGCGGATGCGGGTGCTGATGATGCTGACCGGGTTCTCCAATGCAATCTTCTTGATCGGCGCGTCCAACAACAACTGCACAAACGCCAGCGCGTCTTCCGTTAGCTTGGGGTCGCGCAGCCCACGGGTTGTCCAATGCATACCGGACACCGACAGATAAGTGCAAGGTGGGTGGGCTACCATCAGATCCCATCCATCTGCGATAACGTCAGACACATCGCCCAGGTAGTGGGGGCCGGGCGCGTCAGTTGGCAACAGATCGCAACTCATCGCGGTATGCCCCCCCCGTATGAACGCATCGCGCACGACACCGCTGTACTCACAGGCCACCAAGATACGCATCTACATCCTCCTTTGACCACACACAGATATACTTCTGCCCCAACCGCGCCATGTCCGCCGCGAACAGCTTCTGCAACGGCGACAGGCGACCCTTGGCGGCCTTCACCTCCACGAACCACACCACGCCGCCGGGCAGCACCACGATCCGGTCGGCCACGCCAATATGAGCCGGGGACACCCACTTGTAGGCTTTGCCGCCCAAAGCGGCGATGCGGGTGGCGAGGTAGCGTTCGATGTCTTTTTCTAACATTTACGTTCCCAACGAATACGGGAAATGCCCCCGCTGGCAATATCGGCCCGAGGTCGACTCGGTGTATCCCACCCCCCCCCGAGGTGCTATTTCAGCCACCGCAGTCCACCCCGCGCCGCGTAAGCTGGCGCCGGATTCGGTTCCTTGCGTGTATGTCACGCATTTCAGATACCCTAGCGCGGTGGCGGCGCGAACAATGGCACCGTAGAGCATGGAGTTGGCGTTGCGCGTACCGTCTGTGCAGGTGCGCGTCACTTCTAACGTCAGCCCATCATCGAGCGCCCGCGCAACTGGCCGCCCCGCCGTAGCAATGCCCACCATCCGCTCGCCGTCAAACAAGCCAATGCTGAATTTGTGGCCCACCGGCGGCTTGTTGTGCCGGTGATGCTCGCGCACATACTCTTGCGCGGTCTTTAGCGATACGGGTTGGATGACCATGTAAAAAAGTTTAGCACACAAATAAAAAGTGTGGTATTATTTTTTCTCTACCTCAAATAAAGGACAGTCAAATGGAATACCACGGTGATGAAGATATCCGCAAGGAGCCAACGGAGCGCCAGTTGGAAGTGGCCCTCGAAGAGGTCGTCGAGTGCATCATGGAAGACGGCCAGTGGCCCAAGAAGGGGCGGGCTAGGTTCGACCTCTATGATTACCTGAACGAGGAACTCGACAGTTCTTACGCGCTAGAGATGTTCGTCGCTACGATGAGCAGCAACACGCAAGGGTTGGAAAACCGCATCGAACGCGAGCGCATGCGCATTGAGAAGATGCTCCTCGACCACCTGCAAGACTCAGACATCGTGCGTGACCACGCAATGGAGGAAGGCGAATGAAACACTCTACAGTCGTCGGCGGCTCGACCGCCAAGCGCGTGATGAACTGCCCTGGCAGCGTGGCGCTGGTCGCCAAGATGCCGCCGCAGCCCTCCAGCACCTACGCCGACAAGGGGACGCTCTTGCACAATGTCATCAGCGAGGTGCTCGACCAGAACGTGGCCCCGCACTCGCTGGTGGGCACGACCTACGCCGAGCATATGCTGGACGAGGACATGCTGGACGAGAAGATCTTCCCGGCGCTGGCGGCGCTGGATGTCATCGACCCGGACAAGCAGATGGAGTTCGCCGTCGAGACCTCAGTCAATTTCGGCAAGTGGCTGCCGGATGCGTTCGGCAGCGCCGACTTCTTGGGCCGCATCGGCGCAAGGGCCGTCGTGCTGGACTGGAAATTCGGTGACGGCGTGGCGGTGGACGCCGAGGATAACGAGCAGTTGATGTTCTACGCCGCTGCCGCCATGCGATCGCCGGAGGCCGCGTGGGTGTTCGACGGGGCCACCGAGATCGAACTCATCATCGTGCAGCCGCCGGTGACCCGGCGCTGGGTGACCACGCCCAAGCGCATCCGGTCGTTCGAGTTGAGCCTGAAGCGCGCCGTCAAGGCCGCTGCCGCCCCTGACGCGCCGCTGAAGGCCGGCGACCATTGCCGGTTCTGTCCCGCCAAACCGACCTGCCCGGTGATGACCGGGGCGGTTGACCGGGCGACGAAGGTCAAGCTGGACGCGTTGGACAACGACCTGCTGGGCGTGTACGCGTCCAATGCGGTCTTGTTGCAGGGCTGGATTGACGACCTCCACGCGCTGGTGCGGACGAAGATCGAAAAGGGCGCTACCATACCTGGCTGGAAGATCGTCGCCAAGCGCGGCACACGCAAGTGGGTGGACGAGAACAAGGCTGCAGATGTGTTAAAT